AGCTTCAGAAACAAGCTGCATATTTTTTGTCGATTTCACATCCCACTTTTTTAAACTTTCTTTTGTCTGAACTAACAAAGAACGTAAACGTGCAGCGGTATATTTAGGCTGATTTGCTCTTGGAAGGCGCTCTATGGCTTCTAATTTATCAACTGCCCTGATTATTATTCGATTATAAGATTGAACGATTTCACGCGATATTTTATTAGAAAATCTATTTAAATCTAAACTATTACGAAAATATTCTTCTGGTATTAATTCAGGAAATGGAATAGATGCCCCAAGTTTGGAAACATCAGACGGAACACGTATCGGCGTTTGTGTCATTAATCGTCATCTTCTGGGTCTTCTGTTGGTTCATCTGGTTCAGCTTCGGGCGTTGGTTCATCTGTTTCGATCATGTCGCCTTTTTGTATTGATTCAATTTCCATTTCAATATCAAAATCATCACCGAGAATTTCCCCTTCTGCCAACTGTTTCAATAATGTTTCCTGAGATATAGCACCAGAAGACCATAAGCCTTGCATTGCCTGTATTTCTTGCGGTGCTAGTTTTTGTCCTAAGAAATCACGATTAACAAAGGCGTTTCCAATTTCTGAAATATTTAAATAGTTAGCATGAAAAACAAGACAATTATCAATCATATCTTGTAATTGTTGAGCAACTATTTTAAGTGTTGAATCGCCTTGACTTCTTTGTATTTCTTGTGATTGCGCTGTTTCTGCGACAAGTTTCTGTCCAAGTATTGCGGCAAGTGCCAAAGTATTAATTTGATCTTCAATATTTTTTATTCTGTCGCGCTGATATTGAAAAGATTGCCCTTTGATTTCTACAAACTCGGCTCTTGCACCTTCAGGGAAGGCAATCGCTTCACCCGGCCCCGCACTTACTTCTTCTGACGCCTGCGGAAAACCAAATAAACAAAGTAAAGGAACAGAAGATATTCTAAGCTGATTATCAAAGTCAGATGTTTTTTGATAATGCAATAAGTTTAATTCTGCTATGTCTTGCATCGGTGGGCGTGATTCTAAAAAGCCAACCTTGTTTGAATATGCAATCGCAAAAGGTATGTAATCAAGAGAAGTTGTACCTTCATCAACTTTGACATATTTTCCCTGACGACTTTTCCTGTGAACTTCAAAGGCTCCCGGCGTTAGTAATCGAACCTGTTCAACTTCTTTCTGTCCATAATCGCCATCTGGTTCTGTGACTCTTTCAAGAAGTCTTAATTGTGTAAGCTTCTGTTGACCATCTATTGCTTCTGTCCTCCATCCGAGAATCTCGCGCGGTGAATATGTAATCCAATATGGGCGTCCTGTAGAATTTGATGGGGCATCTACTAGAACGCCGACATGACCATATCTCAACATTATTTTTGCTGTCTCATAAGTCCAACTAGTAAGATCGTTACCCATAAGGTCAACATCGAACAAATCTTCCGTAACTCGTTCTGATACCTCGTTAAGTCGAACAGGTTTGCGCGTAAGCATACCCGCAAGCAATCTTTCTATCCTGACGTATAAAGGCGCAAGAACGCTTGTCGCCAAACGATTGTCATATGATTCATCTTGCTCACGCGGCATCTGGGGGAGGTATTTTCGATGTCTTTTTCTTATTCCATAAGTACCTGTAATTAAATCTTCAATCAATATCCAATTAGGCTCCATGTTTACATAAGCGTTGCTTGGGTCTTGTACTTCTACGGCTTTACTTGATCTCTCTCTGTCGTAATGATTAAAAGATGAATACACGTTTGACCCCTAGCTTAATTTAATAGTAATACACTTTTTAATATATTCTAATGCCTGTTTTGCGCCCTGCCCCCAAATGTAAGGGATTGAAGCAACGCCAACAAAGATATCTAACACAATCAGAAAAATGATCTAACCCTGTTTTTTCTGGTTCGCCCGCTTCTGTATAGCTTTGAAGTTCAAGCGATTCAATAACATTTTTACAACGCGGATGTACAAAAAGACTAACTTCTTCTTTACCATTGCATAACAAGCGCTGAACATTATTAACGCTGTCCTTAATGGATGGATTAGACGCGCCCGATTGATTGGATATTCCATAACTTTCGAGAATCTGGATGTCGGTTTTCGTAGCGTTTGTTGATCTTGCTCCGCCTGAAGAATCAGGATATCCGTAAAGTCTGTTGTGTACAAACCTTGATTTGATTTCTTTTGCCAGTTGGTCGGTGTCATGTGCGCGTATCTCATCAAAAATAAAAAGCTTGTTATCTTTAATCACCGCGCAAACACAGGACATCTTGCCAATATTGAAATCGATTCCCAAACGAATAATTTCATCTGAATAGTTTGGGATGTCTGTTGTTATATGTTTTACTCTATCGAAGCGATCGAAGACGGCGCCAGTTGTTAAAGATATGAACTGACCTTCAAGGTAAGCCTTGAGTAAATTCGGATCAAAGTTCAATTTCATTCTATCAATAAAATCTGATGGCAAATGTGGATTGTCTGTTGTTTTCATTCTTATTAACTTTCTATCTGTTTTATCTTTGGCTTCGTCAGAGCCGAATGTTTCCCAGAACCATTTATAACCTTCAGGAGTGGACGCCGCCGCGAATTGACGAACCTTACCCGCGCGAAGACGTCCAAGTATTTTAGGAAAGGCTCTATCACAAATAGATTTTGCAACTGTGTCGATTTCGTCCGCACAGCACCAAGCGGCATTAATTCCTATAATCCTTTGCCATGACTCGAAACTTCGACACATAATGCGGGTGTCACCTTTTGGAAGATGAAGAATAAAATCTGGAAGAGGTGAGGATTTAAAACTGTAAGGAATTTCGTAATTTAATAAAAATTCTTCAAATTCTGCTACGAACAGATCACGAACCAAAGGTTGAGTAGGTTCTAAAACTATTCCTGTAAAGCCTTGATTTAAGACAGAAAGGTAGAAACATTTTGCTAATAATGATCTTGTTTTGCCTGAACCATAGCCTGCACATAAACCTAAAATTTGAGTTTTTGTATCGTTTACAAAATTAAGTTGTCCTATATGTAAATCTTTTTTTATTCTTTGTAAGGTTAAATTTATATTTAAAGAATCTGTAAAATTTTCAGGGTGTAAAACATAACCTTGCTTTACATCAGTTAAAAAACTCATGAACAAAGATGTGCTAATTTCGCGGCTGTATTTATAGCACCTAAAGCAATATGATATTGGCCAGACCTTCTAGCTTCCATCTGTAAGGTGCTACATTGCGCCAAAAGATCAGCTATCATTTGGGGTCGTTCTATATCCCAATCCCTCTTTAACTCGGCTCTGGCTATCTCTAAATACTTATCTACAGTTCTTTCTCCCACCCCCCAGTTTTCCGAAGCGTAGCGAACACAATCAGATCTACGGCCACCATTTGCAATAATACGAGCAAATTTCTGTGACCTTACGACAGTTTCAGCTTGAGTTCCTTTTTTACCCATTAATTAGATGATACACGTTTTGCTTTGTTGCCTGTAAAATCCTCCCATCTTTTAACTATTACATCACAGTATTTTGGATCTAACTCCATAAGATAAGCGTGTCTGTTTGTACGTTCAGCAGCTATCAAAGTTGAACCAGAACCTCCAAACAAATCTAAAATAATATTACTTACTAGAGTTGTTGTATTTATAGCCATTTCTGCTAATTCAACAGGTTTTTGTGTTGGGTGTAAATATTTATTAACTGAATCCTTTGAAACTTCCCATACAGAACCTAATCTTTTACCCGTTAAAAAACTTTTACGATTAAACACTAAGGCAATCTCATGATCTGTTGAATAAGTTGATTTCAAATCACCTAAGCCACCTCCTTTTTTGTGCCATACAATTAAATTAGAAATATCTCCTAAAGACTTTGTAACTTCTAACCATTTATCAAGAACTTTCCATGATGTCCATATAAAACAAAAACCTTTTGAGAAACTATTTGCTAGAGGAAGCCAATCAGACAAGATAACGTTATCATTTTCAATTTGATTAAATTTCGGTGTTTTTTCTCTAAAATTAGATTTATATGACATTCCATAAGGAGGATCAGTAAAAACCATATCAGCCTTTTTATTATCCATAAGTTTTTTAACGTGTTGAATATTTGTAGAGTCTCCACATAAAAGACGATGGTTGCCGAGGATATATAAATCACCTTCTTTAGTTATAGGTTCTTCAGGTACTTCTGGAACCTCATCAGGATCTGTTAAACCTTCAGATGGTAATACTTCTTTTTTAGAAAGTATGTCATCAAGTTCTTTTTTATCAAAAAAATCATTTAAATCATGCTCTTTTGATAGTTGTTCAAGCATATCTATATCCCACTCTGATAAATCACCAGTTCTATTGTCTGCTATTGCTAAACCTACTTTTTGGTCTTCAGTCAGGTTTGATCTTTTTACAGCAATTATTTCATCACCATCAGCTTCTACTATTTTTAAGTTTTTAATACCTGCGGCTTTAGCCCCTGCGATTGTTCCATTGCCTGCAAGTATTCTGTTGTTTTCATCTATTACTATTGATCTTGCGGCGCCATATTGTTCTAAACTTTCTTTTATAAGCTTTGCAGATCGGTCAGTACGTTTACGAGCATTTTTAGGATCGTTATGTAAATCGTTTATTGAAGTCATATTTTAAATATATATCATGAATTGAGGAGTTGACATCTTAAAATAATTATATTATAATTAAATTGTAAACAAACCAATTAAACCAAATGGCAAACGAAAAAGATGTTTTTTTAGAAGCTTTAGGAACTGAATTAGTTTTTAAACAAATTCAATTTTTAGAAGCTCATACTGATAAAAACAATCCCCAACTTAAATATCTTAAAGGTTGGTTAATAAATCAAAAACTTGATGAACTAGGTGGCAAAACAATATTGGAGGTTGCAAAATGAGCAATTTTCTAATGATGCTTGCAGCTTCAGGTGTATTCTATCTGGGGTTTAGCGATGCTTTGACAGGTATGACGGAATACGATTGCGCGATGGGCGTTGAAAAAGCTTGTGAGGTGTTGCGATGAATATTCAGACAGATGCAAAGTATGGCAATTACATTAACAGCGAAATGTTTGGCTGTACTTTTTTTCTTATTCCTTCTTATAGCAAAAAATATCGCATGATCGAATATGGATTTTATTCCGCCCCAACTTTTAAAGATGGTTCTGTTGACTGGAATAGACAAATTTCAATCACAGAATGGAATACAGATGATTTAGAAAAAAACCAATGTAAAGAAATTACTGATTGTTGGCAGGCATTAATGAAGGAGGTCGTGTAATGAACAAAAGATACGACTACAAAGATCAGGAATTTAATTTAAAAATGAGAATTAAGTTCTTAGAAAAGAAACTAAGGGAACCCGATCACGATGTTGAAAAATATCAGGAATGGGAAAGTAATCTTGAAATGGTTCGAGAAGAGTTAACAAATTTACAGTTAAAGAAATTTAAGTTTTTTCTTAGTAAATGGATTCATAATTTTAAAACAGGAAGTCAAACTGTAAATGTAATTGATTGTATGTTTGTGTCTATGGAGGAGGAGGAACAAAAAGAAATGGCTGTGAAATGGTATCACAGGATTATTAAAGAAAAAGATATAAGACATTATCAACTGTTTGCACAATATACGAGAGAAGAAAATCAAATGTTAAAAAAACGATTGAAAGATTTTGAAAAAAAGAAAAATAAAGCTGAACCATTATTAATTAAACAATATAAAAAACAGATGAAAATAACAACAGAAATATATAGAAAAAATCAAAAACAATTCAAGAAACAAAAAGATCAAGCCATTAAACAAAGTAAAGAAGCTATGTCGATAAAATATGACAAATTACTTAGAACTCATAATCAGAACTTAAATCAAATAAGAAATATTTCTGAAAAGCAAAAAGAAACAATTAAAACTTTGAATGAAAGGATTGACGAATTAGAGGATCAAAAATATCAATTATATAAAAAATTAAAAAAGATAGATGCGATGCAAGAAGAGATTGATAAAAGAGCAGAAGTTTATAAAGAAGGCTTGATTAAATCAGGCTTAAAAAACATTTTACAAAAGGAGGATTTATGAAAGATCAGGAACAGTTAAAAGCAATTAATCAATTACTGGCTTTGGTTATTGGTGGGCGTATTGCAAGACAGACTGAACATTTAAAAAGCGCTCCTTTAAATCGGGTTAATCACGCTGAAAAAATAATTGCTGATAAGGAACTTCAGGAAGCTACAAGAGATCTGCAAGATGGTTATGAAGACGCGTCTAAAAAGATTTCACAGATACAAAGAAAACTGGAAAGCTTGGGAAGTTTAAAAATATTAGCGGAAATGGTTGAAGGAAATATAAGGGATGCGGCGCTTGCTGCTATTACTGAGGGTGCAAATTCTGATGGTTATTTGTTTGAAGAGTACAACGATTGGGAAAATAAAAAATAGACCTGTTGACAATACTAATCAATTATATTATAATTAATTTGTAAGCAAACCAAACAAACCAATGTTATTTCAAAAAACAATCACTACTCACGAATACATAATGGATAATCGCGAGGTCAACTGGTATTTCGAGCATAAAGAGGGCAACGAATTTGGATATTTAGTTGTTATCACAAATGGTCGTATTGATTATGAATTGAGACTTGAAAAGGCTGAATTATTTGAAAAGTTTGAAAAATTACAAGAAATACTTTCAGAGTGTTGGCAAGGATGGAACGGAGACAACTTTAATCACAATTACAACTTTATGACTCCTGAAGATTTAGCTGAAACAATGTACGATGAAGAAACCCATTTGCCTTGTTTGAACAAGTGATTATTGAAACCCCTTCTTTGCTTTCCCCTTGTGGTTCATATCAGGTTGACTTCTTCCCAATAAAAGGTCAGCCTGATCTTTTCTTTCGTATAGGAACATTTAATGGGATAACAGAATTTAAAGAAACAGTAAATAAAGCTGAAATGATGAGAGATATTGAACGCAAAAGATTTAGATATTTTAAAACAATTCAAATAAATAGAATCCCGCAAATTTATGAAACAAAAGTATTCAATTAAAAGTGTTAAAAATTCAGAATGTAATGAATGGTTTTTGAAGAAACATTATGCGCGAAGATTGCCAAATATTTATTACGCTTTTGGGTTATATGACAATTTAAATTTATTACAGGGTGTTTGTAGTTTTGGGCGGCCGATGAGCCACACGTTAATATCTGGCGCAGTAAATGGATTATATCAAGATAATTTTCTTGAATTAAATAGATTAGTAATTAATGAAGGATTAGAAAAAAATGTTCTTAGCTTTTTTGTTTCTGGTTGCTTGAATAAGTTGCCAAAGCCGTTAATTGTTGTTTCTTATGCCGATACTTCGCAGGGGCATCATGGTTTTATATATCAGGCGACAAATTGGATATATACAGGATTAAGCGCAAAGTTTAAAGATTATGCTGTAAAAGGTCTTGAACATATGCATCATAGCTCTATTGAAGATAGTGTTGGCCGTTATGACGAAAACAAAAATATTAATAAACATGAGTTATTAAGAAAAAAATACGGCGATAGATTGTATATAAAAGAACGCCCACGAAAACATAGATATTTTTATTTTTTAGGCAATAAAAAAGAAAAAGAGATTATGAATAAAAACTTGCAATATAAAGTTAAACCATACCCGAAAGGCGACAATAAAAGATATGACGCAAGTTATGTTCCGAGCGTTCAGGGTGTGTTGTTTTAAGTCAAAGGCTTTAATGTATGCTGCGCGTGTTCTGATGTTCTTTTGTCATCCCATTGAACCCTGTAATATTGATGCTTAAAACCAAGGCTGTTTTGTTTTGTAAATACTTCTATAATTTTTCCGCTTGTGTATCGCTTGGGAATGTTTGAAGAAGTGAAAGAAACTTTTTTAACGCGTTGGCCTAGTTGATAACGTTGGCCTACAAGTTCTGGCATATTGAAGAGATAAGTATTTAATTAGTTTAGCAAATAATAAAAATTAATCTTAGTAAGATTGTTGACAATATAATTTAATTATAATATAATTGATATGTACCAAACCAATCAAACAAATGGAAAACTTTTCAATCAAAGAACATTTTGACAAGCTTATCGAAAAAAGAAAAACTCTCGATAACTTTGTTAAAGAATATTTAGAAGTTTTAAACAACAAAACCAACGATTACAATTTT